GCCCGCCCCGCCATTGCTGCCAGCATTGCCAGCGCCGCCGTGTCCTGCGTTTGAGCTAAAACCACCTAAGGTGCCGTTGGAATGTCCGCCGCCTCCTCCGCCCAAGTTTGACGAACCTGCAAAACTGTCGCCTGAGAAACTTGACCCACGCCCCTCCTGCCAGCTTGTTGTGACGTTTGCGCTTAAAAGCGTACTGTATGAAACAATTTCAGGCATGTTTGGGGCGTCGCCGTTACTTGGCCCGCCATTGCCGCCAGTGAAACGACAATATCCATCCTGCCCGCTAGTAGCGAATGACGTGTCGCCCCCGTCGCTACCATTTCCTTGAGTTGTCCTACCTGCTGCCCCTGCGCCGATTACAATCGTTTCCGTTGCCGCAAGCGTGTCAATATCAGTAATGCGCCACAAGAACCCAGCGCCACCATTCCCGCCGCTTGCCTCATTGTTTGCTGCCACCTTTGCCCCCGCCCCACCACCGCCAATGCCCCAAACGATAACAGTGTCTCCGGTTTCAGCATTGCTCGGCTTGGTCCAAGTCCCGTTTGCCGTAAACACTTGGCGATTGTATGGCACGCCTAAGATTTTGGGAGTTTCCACCCCTCGCAAGCCAATGGCGTTGATGTTATCCCGATACTTAGTCATCAATACCTGCGTAATAGGGCTGTCAACGTCAATCTCTGCGTCTGTAATTGGTACAAAAGTCATGATATAGTCCCGCATGTGTTAAGGTCAGACAGCAACCCGTCAGCGTTGCCAATGTAGCAATTTTTAAACGGCGCAGCGTCAGCGCCTGGGTAATCGACTGCGTTGTTTGCCATTACAAAATGAATCTTTCCATATAGGGTTGTATCTTCTGCATGGTACTGCACAACCTCACTTGGTGCAACTTCCTCGGCGCTTGTTATTGTCCAGTTGCGAATGCGCCGCTCGCCGTACTGGTCGCGGTCAAGGTAGTGGCTGATCCGCACCGTGTCACCAACCCACAAAGAACGATCCTTAGCATCCATGCGAAACATGGCTTGACCTGGGACATCAACGTATCGCGTAATGATCTTGTCCGCAGTGTTTTGCGCCAAGACGAGCGGCGATAGCCAGTTTGCATAAATCTTGCGAATAGAAGGCTCGCCATACAGTTCGTCTGTTTCGCTTTCCAAGTTGGCATTGATAAACTGCGATGCAAACGCGTCGGGGTCGTCCTGCGCTTTTGTAAAATCGTCCTGCGCATAATACACCCAAACCTGTGACGCGCGTTCGCGTGGCTTTTCAGTCAGGCTAAACGATCCGGATATGATGTTTGCGCTGTCTGTCAACAAAGGCGGCTCAACATCAATTCCACGAATGGCCTTTAGCTTTACCAGCGCGTCGCGCTCGTCCCACCAGATATAGAACAACGCTTGCGATTGCAATTGCGACACCAACGCCGATACGGCAGTCGGGCGCGTTATAAGTGTGCTCAACCGGTACGAAACCAAATACGAACTAATTTCGGTTGCCCAATTGGTGGTATCAAGAAACGCCGCGCCTATCCCGCCGTATGTCGTCAGCAAGTCCTCAACCGCATCATCGATAGAAATATCAGTGTATCGCAGGCATTGCTGCACCGCGTCGTCCGCGCTGTGCTCGTCCGCTGTTGAATTGTCTGTCCCGCGCGTTACGCCGGTAAACGTCACGCCGTTTGTGGACGTAGCGCGCCCCGTGTATGTCATAATCTCGTCACTGATCCGGACCGTACCCGTGGCCGTGTATTCAGCCTCAACCGCGTTTGACACTTCAAAGGTTGTGACCGCTGCGTCAATGTCTGCAAACAGTTCGCCCTTTGACAAAACAGGAGCCTGCGCCTTGCGTTCTTCAATCCGCGCCAAGACATCCTTGCCTTTGATCGTCATGTTGCCAGCGTCGTCTGGCCCTTGAACGCTATCAAGAAAATACGTGCGGACAACCATCGCAGACAGCGCCTGCCCCGAATATCCCTCGTATACCTTGATCACGATGTTTTGGCGGTATTTATTGCGCACCATCCAGCGCGACCAGAACGAGCCGCGATCCGCGCTTAACGGGTCCCATGATCGGCCTTCAACGTATGGATCAACAACGCGGTCGCTGTGCGGGTGGTCTTTGATCCTGATCGTGCACAGAGCGCGATTTCCAAGCCCCTGAGCGTCAAGGCTTGCCGATGCTAGGTTGATGCGCGTTGGCGACGTAGATACGCCCATAAGGGACGGAATGATATAGTTGGTGCCGCTGACGTGCTGCTCTGCAACCTTGCCCGATGAGAAGAACAAACTAAGCGGGGTAGCAAGCGCAAAGTTGGCAGTGTCGCGGCATGTCCCGCGCGTGTTGTAACATTTGGTGTCGGCTGTGCCTGTCGCGGTGCATGGAGACACGCCAAACACGTTTTCGCAAATAGGCTGCTGAATTTCAACGATCTGGATCGGCTCACGGCCTGTTGTTGATTCAATAGCCGGTTGATTTGGTTGTAGCTCACCATCGTCCGCAATTGATTCTGAGGCGAAAGGGGAAAACCCTAGCATATTTTACTCCGGTCTAGTTGTTGGTTGCCACAATCGCGGCGTATTATCAATTCATTAATGCAACCGCGAAGATGCCTATCTCGGCTGTGGCGGTGTTGTTCATTAGCAAGTGTCCTCATTCGTTGTTTGTCGTTTATTTCACCAAGCAGAACGCAACGGCGTACCCTTTGTCCCCGTCAAAAACTGAGCGCACCTCCATACATTGAATATTTGTCTGATCAGTGGACTTAGCCCCAATCCCGCCAATTCCCGCTTTTACAAAATCACCTTGTTGAATTGTATCATCAACACGCACATGAAGTTGTCCAAGAAGCCCCACGCACGACCATTCATCAGGTCTTTCTGATCTGGGTACGTTTTCAACATCAGGATCAAAGTCAGGATTTTCTACAGGAACACTTACCATTACTTGAGCAACAGTGTTTAATATGAAAGGTCTATCTGCTGCTGACTGGGTGCCAGTAGGTTTCCAATCACGGTCTTTTACAAATTTCTCCCAGTCGGGGTCAAGTATGTCGTGATATAACAGCTCCCCAAACTCGCCTGTCATGTGTCGCTGCGCCCATTGGAACGGACTGTCACCTGCTGCGACAAGTGCTGTCGCTGAAATTACCCCTAAAACATTGTCGCCGCTGACGGCTAGTTTAACTTTTCGGCCCTCAAGAGCCACTATGCTTCCAAGAGGCAGAGTGCCTAAAGAATTGTTTTCAAAGTATTCGGCGTAGTCTGTAAAGGTGGTTGATCCTGTAATAGTACCTGCCGCCGTTACGTTGCCCGCAGCAGTTACTTGAAACTTTCGATTAGCTGTGGAGGCACCACCTGCGGAACTGTCACCAAGTACAAAAGAACGGTCAAACGCAGTTTTTGTTCGGCGTCCTATAAGAACCGCGCCCTCATGCTCGGAATCAGACTGCACGCCTGAGATAACAACAGAGCCGTTTCCAGTTGTGGTGCAACCGTCGCCAGCAATAATGGCTTGCCGCGATTTAGCTGCGGCGGTTGTGCTTGCACCTGAAGACGCAATAATGGCGCTTTCATCCCCACGCGCCTGCACGTTGTTGGTAGCGAGGATGGCAAGGTTATCGCCTTTACCAGCCGACGAAAGTTCGGAAGCAATTACGGCGATTTGATCTCCCTCGCACACGACATACGCAACGGTTTGCGATCCGTAATCAGACCCGCCCGCATCAACAGAAATTCCAGTAATTGCACCTGAGCCGTCAACAGATGAAATAGTTGCGGCTGCACCAGATCCAAACGCCTGCCGATCTATGACGGTGATGCTGTCTCCGGTTGTGTATCCGTCACCCGCCGCGCTTATTGTCACTGAAGTCACTACGCCAGTGGTCAACACAGGGACCAACCGCGCACGCCTTCCATAACCAGCCCTTACGGTGTTACTAGAGTAAATGCCCGAGTAGGTGGCTGAGTTAAACGCAAAACGAGACCCTAATGAAACGCCAGTGGATGCGACCATCTCGCTAAAAATAGACCCCGCGTGAAACCCTCGAAAACCTTCAATAAAACATTCTTCCGAGGCGGTGTTGACTGACTGCGGGGCGGCCGCGACAGATTGCCGAGCTGAGTAGTTGCCGGATACGTTACCGTATGCCCACGAGTAGATGGAAGCGACACACGCCGAACGCGCAAATTGAGCGCGACAGTTTTGTGAGGCAAGGATAGCTCTTGTGTTGTTTGTTGTTCGACCTGAAATCGTTGGGGTGTTGTTTGGGCCGCCAGTATACGCTGCCTCTAATCCGCCCGTATCTGTGGCGCTAGACAGCGTTGCCCTGCTTTGGGGGGCGTCAAACGTAACGCCGCCAACAATAAACTTTCCGTCAACGTAGGTGTTTCCAGTGGGGTAAGCGTCCACAACGTAGGAAAGCCCAGCGAGGTTTACAACCTTGTCACTTATAGCCGCTTGAAGCACGGAAAACGCAGTAGTGTCGTTTGTTGATCCGTTACCGATTGCACCGTAGGCGCGGGGGTCGCCCAGCACCACGTCAAGATCAATTCCGCCCGAACCCGAATAATCCAAGTCACCGCCAGACGCCACACGCTGATAAACCGCGCCAAGAGACCGGACTGTCACATATCCGCCAACGGCCACATTATTTGGGACAATGCCTGCCAGGTCAGAAAACGCGTCAACCTGTTTAGGCGATAGAAAATCAGCTGCCGTCGCAGTTACGAAAACAACCGCCGCCCCTGACAAATTAATGGCAGAACCCGCGTTGCTGCTTTCAATAACTGATCGAGTGAGAGTAGTACCCGACGCGGTATAAGTACCTGTGCCAATTTCAAAGGCGCTGGCACCATCTTCAATGACATAACGTACCACATCGCCGTCGTCCAAGCCTGCACCGCCAAATGTCTGAAACCCACCTAACGCCCCGCCAAGAGTGATTGTGCCTGTGCCTGCGGTAGCAGTTGAAACCTTGGCTCTGTTAACGAAAACTACCATTTCGCGCTCCTAATGTTAAAAAATATCAGTGTTATTTCAGTCATAGCCTCGGCCCCGCACAGTTAATTGCACAGCCATGAAGTCCTTAACGCCCATCTTGCTTGGGATCGGCACTTGATCCGTCTGGCAATACCCAACCGCTGCCGAGGCAATGGGTCGCCAAGCAATCCAAAACGGTTCCGACTCAACGGCCTTTTGCATGGCGGGCCAGTTGGTTTCAATCCAAGCCGTGCGCAAGTGCTGCCAGTCAAACGACGTGGACAGATAACTGCGCTGTTTTGATCGGCCCAAAAACTCGCCAGTCTCCGAGAAGTTGGACCGCAGAATTGTCTGCCGCGCCGTATCAATCGTCGCATGTCCTGCATAAATCGCCTGTTGCATCTGCAACGCCTTGCCGAACTTAATCACGCCAACCGTTGGGGCCGTGCCGTTGGTAATTGATATTCGCCACCGTTGGCGGGTCTGCGGTTCAAATATAACCATGATCGGGCTGTCGTTTGTGATTGACGTTGCAGCGATCACGCCGGTCCAGCCTGAGCCGTTGTAGTATTGGACTTGCAACGTGTTGCCATTGGTCCCCATTGTATGCGCTGCGATGCAAAGATAGTCACACTCAACAGCAGACCCGTGGTTGTATTCCCACGTTGCAGGAATGGCGCTTGGTTTCCAGAACTCATACGTTAGGCTGTTGAGCGGGGCGTTGGCAAAGAAGCCCGTTGCCGTCGTTGACGCCGTTGCAGTGCCACCCGCAAGCCAGTTGAGGCTGTGCGCAATCCTTGCGTTGGTCAAGGGCTCGTCACTGCTTGGCAACGTGTAACCTGTTTGGAATATAACCGTCATACGAGCCTCACGATTGCGCCGTCTTCTACGGCTTCATTGATTGAGTTAATTAGGCTTATGACCTGATCTCGCCCAAACATATCGCCGCCTTGAAGTGATATTGCCACATTGTTGGGAGATCCGCCACCACCAGATCCGCCGCCACTAGACGGAACGGATGGAGATGCCGCCGCCGCACTGCCGCCACCGCCGCCACCAGCAGACATGCCCTTAATTGCGTTGACCATGCCAAGACCCGCGCCCAATACGCCAACAGCAGCCGGAATGCGCGCAAACCATGGCAAGGTGGGGTCCTTTAACACCTGTGTATATGCTTGATAACTGTTGATAAGCGATTGCGCCGCGCCAAACACCTTGGCAATGCGCAACATCTTTTCAGACCCGCCCTGCATTGCGTTTGCCATGTCACCAAAGAACACGCCCGCCTGTGCAAGCCCGTCGCCATTGTAGCCTTGCCGCAGTCCTGCAAGCCGTTCCTGATACTGAGCCTCAAGTCGCAGCTTGGCCTCGCTATGGCCGCCCAATGCCGCAAGCTCATCAGCGTTGGCACTGGCAAGAGTTTCAAGCCCAGCCGCGCGCCATTCCTCAAGGACTTCATCTTCGGTTTGCAGGCTTTCCATAAGCGCCGCGATTGCGGGGTCGCTCTCTTGTCCCCCACCGCCGCCGCCGCTTGGGGTTGTGCGCGTGCTGCGGCCTGATGATTCCTTAGCCGCAGCGATAATGTCAGCCGGTGACTGATAGCCTTGTGCGCCAGTATAGTCAGCCCCAAAGTTGCTAGGGTCCCCGCCGCGCCCGCTGTACGTCAAGGATGACTGCTGATTGACCTCGTTAATCAACGCCAATGCCGCCGCAAGCTCTTCCTTTAATGCAGTCGCAAACGTAACCGCAGGGTCAAGGTTTGGCGCGATTTCCGCAACGGCCTCGGCTAACTGGTCCGCAATGACCCGCGCGCCGTCTGTCTCGCGGGACAGGTCAATTAATTTGCTAAGTGCAAGCGCAAATTCGGGCGGAATGTCCGACGCAGAAACACCAGCCGCGTCTAGCTGCTCTTGAATGGATTGAAGCGCCTCTACTTGGCTATCAAAGTTTTCTGCGTTGGCAAGCTCGCCTATCGCGTCCTCAAACCTTCGAGCCGCCTGTCCAGTAATACCAAAGTCTCGTTCAATTGCGGCCAATGTGGTTCTGTATTGTCGGCCCGCATCCTGCGCGACGGTGTACTTTCCAGCAACCTCTGATATCACTTCAGATTGTGCAGCCAACGCCGCCGTTAATTCTGCAATTCTAAGTTGCGATTGAAATACGGCAAACTCTTGAACGCGGATCGCCGCTTCGCCGTACTTTTCCGCCAACTCGCCAACGCTTAATGACAGCGTGTCAAGATTGCCCGACAAAGCGTCAGACAAGTCGGCCAAGTTTTCCATTCTTTCTTCTAAGTCTTCGCTTTCGCCCTTTAGCGCGTTAAACGCCAACGCAACCGCTGGGATACCAAGCGCGACACCGACACCGATTGCAGCACCAACCGCGCCAAACGCGCCAGCCATTTGCGGCAACTGTTGGGACAGTGCAACCGACGCCCGTGTGCCGCCCTGAAGCTGTACGATAATATCCTGAAGCTGGAAAGATGTCTGCTGGATGCGGGATCGGGTTTGGGTTGAAACGCTGCCCAGCTTGCCTAGTGCGCCCGTCATGCCTGCCGTCTTGGTCGCTGCCGTCGTTGTCTTGGCCGCCGTTGACGTTACAGCCTTGTCAACGCGACTTAAGCCCGCCTCTGCCTGCGTCGTATCGGCTGTAACTCTTACTTTTACTTCAGGCAGTGCCATTGTTTATTCCTCAAGCAGTTCTAGCAATTCATCAACGACGGATTCAGTTAGCTTGCCCGCAAATCGTCCGGGGCGCGTGGAGTTATGGAAGTCGTATTCGCAAAACCATTCGGCCATTGTCATTCCCCAGAACTCGGCAGGCTGGATGCCCCATTGCCGCGCGGTCAGGTACATAACATCCCAATTTATGCCCCTAACCTGCGCGGTGCCTAAAGCTACTCGACGAGGGGCTTGGGCTTTTTTCCCTTGTCCACCTTTGGCGCGGGGCTGATGGCGTCAATGCAGTTGATATAAAGCGACAACGCTTCTTTTTTGGCGTCCATCATTTGCTGGAAGATTTCGTCGTCATCAACCTTAGCACCGCCGAACGTCATGACCTTTGCCACGAGCCAAGCCATGAACCCAAATTGAGGCGACCCAGACTGCGCCGCATGGATTAACTGCATGATGCACACAGGGCCGTCACCGTCGCCGCGTTCAATGGATCTGATAAGCCGCATGGACGGGGTGAACGTGTATGTTTTCCCGTCCCATTCGATATCAACCTCACGAAATACGCCGGCCATTATGCTGTAGCAATCGCGCCAGAGGCAGTCAGTTCGCAAGTAAACGTGACAGCGTCAGTGCCTTCTATGCCGGTTTCAGCGTAGCTAGAGATAAAGAAACCGCCCGCCGCCGTGATTTCAGACGCGCCGTTGACAAAGATTGCCAAGGTGTGCAGCGATGAACCACTGCCAGCGTTTACAGCCAAGTCTTTCAAGATTGTATCTGTGGCGACACCCTCAATAGACATTGACAGGGATTTTGTGCCGATATCATCAAGCAACGTCTGGACGCCCGCGTCGGCCTTATCAGTGATGTTGATTGGCTCGTTTGAGACTGTGAAGCTGTCAGTGCGCGCGCCTGCAATGATTGCCATTCCCGCACCGCTGTCGTAACGAATTGTTAGATTCCGGCCTGCTGTTGCTGACATTGGTCTTACTCCTGGTTAAAAGTCATTATAAACCACACGAAACGTCATCGCTGTGTGGATTGTTTTGCCGTCTGGATCGTCAAATTCAACTTTATTCTCAAACCCAACGGCAATGGTGTTTGCGCCTGCTATGACAAGATCGAACTTGTGCAGGGCGTTGTATATTTCATCAGCAATCGCCAACCGTACAAGGTCTGACTGCGTTCGTGTGTACGCGTGAACGTCAACCAATGCAGACGCGCCGTCGCTTGACTTGGTGTCAAACGGGACAAGGCTTGCTTGATTAAATACGATGTAAGGGAATGCGGAATTGTCGCCAGAGTTGACGGCTTGAGGCACGCGCGAATGAACGCCAACGACCTTTGATGTCAGCGCAGTAAAGCCCGCAAGCCGCGTGTAGATTGCTTGATGCAGGGCCGCGCTATCCATTGGGCTTTCCATCTAAAGGATGTGAACAGTCTCACGACGTTCTGTTATTTGCAAAGTCTTATCACGTTTCTGCAAACTTGCAAAGGTGTTTAATCTAGCGCCATGCCCAACGCGCGCAGCAACCGATTGCGGAACTTTGGCGTCATATCCTCAACAGCAGGTCGCCACATTGGGCGGGCTTTCATGCGCGTCGTTCCATATTCAAGATACGCAGAATAGACTAAAAGACTGCCGACAACTGAGGTGAAACTAGACTCTTGCTCAAAATAAACGCTAGTTATAAGGCCGCCACGGTCATTCATTGGGGATTCACCTGCAAACGACGCCTGATGCGTTTTTCGCCCGCGCTTGTATATCTTTCCGGTGTTTGGGCCGCGTCTAATGCGGTTTTGTATGTCTGTGCGAAATTCCTGTGCTGTCTTTACAACTGCGACCTCAACCGCAAGCTGCATATCCTTGGACGCATTGCGCAACGCAGCCGCCAATTCTTTGCCGCCCTCAAGGGTGATCGTGGTCACACCGCCACCCCAACTTCAGCCGTAATATACAGCCACTTGTCAGCCATTTCCATGTTGTCAATAAACCGGATGTTGTACGCCAGCCCACGAATGACGACACGATCCACCGTCGTTAGTACGGCGTTATACCGTACAACGATCTTGTGTGTAGATGATGCCTCAACGCGGTCAGAGTGCCACCGTTCGTTGCCTGACATGGCCTTGACGTGCCCGCGCGTAGGTGTGGCAGCAATCGCCGCCCATGCCTCAGTAAAGCCGCCAGCGCCGTCTGTTGTGCGTGTCAGGCGCTGGAATGCTACGGGCTCTTTAAGCATTCCGGACTTCATATCGCAGCATTTCATTTGGCTGGCTTTCTATCGTTGTCGTTGGTGTCTTCGCTCGCAATGATGGCCTTAAGTATTGCAATCAGCCATGCGCGGGCGGGGCTGTTTTTGAAGTGACCTGTATGCGCAAGTTGCTCACCATCGTTTCCGTCTGGAAAAACGCTGCAAAAATCAAGCGTTAGATTTATATGCCACCCCGGCAACACCGCATCATGCAGGTCCCTAGCCGCGTTTAGTGACCCCATAAGCGCCAATCGAGCTCGGCCCTTAAGTATTTGGTGGTATTGTTCGCTTGGCCTAACTTCGGTCAAGAGGTCAAAAGCATTCCGCCATTCGGTTTGGCTTGGAGCGTCCCCAGCCTCAACCACATGGGCTAGCAACTTAGTTAGCGCGCCTTTACGGTTTGTCATGGTCATTCTCCCTTGTTAAGCCCCAACCCTACGCCCTTAACCGCAATCGATCAAGGGCGTTGAGCGTTAGGTAAAGATTGACATCAGCACAAAATCAACCGTTGACGTGCCTGTAACGTTATTGTTCGCAGGTCCAAGCGTCATTGTCATTCCGATTCCGTTTGCAAACGACAGGCCGTCGCTTGGCAGGGGGAACGCAATAGTGCCAGCGACGGGCAAGGCTATCACAATTACCGGCGTTCCGCTGCCCGCGACCGGCGTTGTGGCCAGATCGTAAATCTTAACATAACGCGGAGTTGCCGCAAGGTTGGTCATAACCATTGATTTAAGGCTGGACGCTTGCGCGCGCAGAACCCTTGAATTGACATTAACCGCGCCAACAGCGCCCACGTAGTAATCCTTGAGCAGGGTTTCTGCGTCTGTGACAATGCCCACGTTACCGATTTTCTTGGTTGTCTCAGCCGCAAGCGTGACCTCGCCAAGCGTACTGATTAGGCCCGATGAGTTTTCGTCTCTGTGGCCATAAGCAACCGCCGAAATTGTGCCTGAAGTGTAGGCCGACACCCGCGCGCGGATGTATTTCGTCAGGACGGGAACCTTCACGACGCGATTGATAGTTGCGGTGGTTTGGCCTGTGCCGTTGGCGCTGGGGTCCGTTGTCGCAATAGAATAAAATGTGGTGTTGTCGTTTGAGCCCTCAAATGTAACAGTAGCCACCCACGTCCCTACAAGCTGGATGGAAATGAACTTGTATTCCTCCGCGTCAAGGCTTGGGAGCACGTCTTCGTTTAACGCCGTTGCGTTGTTGGTTGCAACGATTGCAGGGAACGAGTGGATTCCCTCGTGTCCGTCGCTTGAGAAGTTAATGACGCGCAGCGCCTTTGGGATTGGCTCAACCGATGCGAGGTCTGTGCTATCGCCTGATTTGATTTCTACTGCCATTGTATTTTCCTAAACTAGCGCCCACTGGACGTTATATTGGCCATTTGCAGGCGCGTTTTCCATTGTGCCGTAAATTGTGAAGCCCGTACCCGCCACGATTGCAAACGCCTCAACGCGTATCGGGTCAATCAGCAAATCCTCTGCAATGTGGTCGTCTGTGTCTTCAATGCGCATTTTGACCAGCACAACAGACGTTGCCGATGCCGTCTTGACGCCCGTAACGACAACACTTGCCGTCTTGGCCGATGCGCCGAAATCCAGCGTTGCGAATCCCGATGAATTAAAGCCAGACCCGTCATTGTCTGCTAGGATATGCTTCACCCGCGAACCCCGCGAATATCCCCTGCGCCCTTAACCCATATGCGTTGATTGGCGTTTGTCATCCCGACCGCCTGAAAGTCCCAACCGCTTGGCCACGTATGCACGGGGTTGCCCTCTGCGGCCCCAGGGTTGTCCGCTGTCTCTGACAAGTAGATGTAGGCCGTCGTTGCAGACAGACCGTCAAATGCAACGCGCGTCCCGCCGTTCAACACCTCTTGCCATGCGTCGGTTAGGGATAGCTCAAACGTTACCATTAGATAAGACCCCCATTGATGCGCTCAGACGCCGCCGCAAAATAGTCCGCGTCCATTTCAATCCCGATAAACGAGCGGCCAAGGTTCTTGCACGCAACGCCTGTTGTGCCTGACCCCATTGTAAAGTCAAGCACTGTTTCGCCTTCGTTGGTGTAGGTGCGGATTAGGTATTCCATCAGGGCGACGGGTTTTTGTGTGGGGTGGAGGCCAAGTTCTTTTTTGTTGTCCGCTTTTATCTCCAAGACTGAGCAAGGATTATGCTTTCCGTCGTTTGTTGTCGTGTGCGGCATGTTTCCCTCGCAATAATCGCCATGACCTTTTGTCTGTGTTGTCACATATGGGCGACCCACACGCCATTGCTTGTTATAAGTTTGAATGGGCGCTTTAGAAAACACGACTATATCTTCGTGACGCCTCAAACGCCTCCTGTTAGCTTGAAGGCTTCCCGTGTACTTATTGACCTTATCCCAAACCCATTCATGGCGAAACATCTTTACATTCGACATAATCAGTGCCGACGTGAACGGCTGTGACGCAGTCAACACAATAGCCCCGTTCTTTTTGGTGATCCGCTTCAACTGCTCCCACATCGGTTCAAACGGAATAACCGTATCCCACTTGCACGCCGTTGTGCCATAGGGCGGGTCTGTCAACACCATATCAACCGAACCGTCTGGAATGTCGCGCATGGCTTCTAGGCAATCCGCGTTGATTAGATCAATCATCAAATAGCCTTTGCCCTGTAGATTTCGACCATGCCGCGCGCGCCGCTCATGGCGTATGCGTCAACAGTTGAACAGCCGTCGCCACGGTTCTCGTACAGGCTGGCCGCCATCAACAGAATCCCCTGCTTGATTGGGGCTGGCACGTCATCCGCCGCGCTTCCATAGCCCGACACATAGTCAATGACGATTGCGTTTGTCTCACGCAAAGCGATCGGCCATGTTTGCCCAAACCGCAAGGCCAGACGACCCGGCGTGCGATACGTGTCCACGTTGAATACATCGGCAACCGTGACAGCCGTTGCGTTGTTGCCCGTGTCAAACGTCGTTACGCTTGTGATCGACTGCAACGGATACCTCGGCAAAGGCACATCGGAAAAGGACGACGGCCCATATAGCTCAGTCCGCGACCCTTGGCGCACGCCGTCCCACCATTTCTCACGGCCAGACGGCCAGCGATCCAACGCAAGCCGCCATGTCTGCGTAATGATTGCGAAGTTGTTCATTTCCTCAATGTACG